TGCTTTACAATTTGGATTTGCTGGGGTTGTTTACGAGATAGACAGCGATTAATTGTCATCTGTTCTCCCAATACATCATTGGTCAGAACAATGCCAATCATTGCTTCATCTTTAGTATCATTGATAATCTCATCGGCATTGACCTTACGGAGCGGTTCTCCGGTCAATCCAATGGCGATAGCTTCTATCAATGCAGATTTCCCGGAGCCATTAGAGTTCTGGGATTCGCTATCAAGGTTATTTCCAAATATCAAAGTTGCTGCACCTTGTTTTGGAGAATAGTCCAGTTCCAAGAATGAGCAAAGATTTTTAGCATGAATTGATTTGAGATGCCACATACTAATTCAATTTTTCAAGATAGTGGAGACCAAGTTGATTATCGATAGATTTCTGTACACAAAAATTAGTGTATTCCTCTTTAATGCCTGACTTGTCAAACTTCTGAGTGAGGCTCTTATGGTCAGTGCGCATCACCTCGGTTTGCTCTGTGACAAGCTCAATTTTGTTAGCTCCTGCTTCAGCGAGTTTTTGTTTGTTGATTGCGGAAGACTGGGCAGATTTACAGTTGACACGAACTTTGACTTTATAGCGACTGTCGGCTTTAATTTCTGCCAACAGGTTCATAAAATCATCATCCATATCTGCGACATCTACTTCAATAACCTTGTATCGCTGGTTCACTTCGTTCTTAATAAACTGAGTGGAGCCATCTGAATAAAGTATGGTATATCCCTTTTCCTCGTCTTCTCCAAAATTATGCTGACGAGAAGAGCCGATATATTCAATATTAGTTCCGTGTATCTGCTTGCGATTATGGTAATGCCCAACCAACACGGAATCAAACTCATTAAAAATATGAGCCGGTAATTCATCGTCACTGGGAGCAGCTAAACCGCCACGTATGCCTTGGTGAATGTACAGGACATTCTTCTTAGCGCGACAACAGCTCTTAATAACGTCCAGCTTATCAATAAATGAACCGTTTTCCGGGAAATAGCTCATAACCCACAGTGACACCTCATCTGCAAGAGTAACCTCCGTAAAATCATTAATAACCTCTACATTTTCATAATCAGAAAACACATGGCTGTAGCCTTCTATGTTTTCCAGATTGACCTTACAATGATTGCCTTCAGCAATAATTAAGTAAAGTCCAAATTGTTTAGTGGCTTTCAATATGGCCCAACGAACAGCCATAAGAACATCCAAAGTTTGAGCACTTCGTGAAAGCCACATATCACCCCCTACAATCAGATATTGTACTTTATTCTGTTTGCAGAGTTCAAGTGCCTCATCCCAGTTCTTACGGAACTCGGCTATATTATCTTTGCTGGCGTGAATGTCGTTAATCAACAACGCACAAGGGAATTTTTTTGACATAATCATAATGCTTTAGGAAAAATGCTCACCCAGACTTAACTGAGTGAACATTTCGATTGTACGTTGTTATTTAATCACGACGACGAGGTGGGCGGGCTCCACGGCGGCTGGCACGTGCAGCTGGCTCATTTGTATCGTCATTACGTTCTCGGCGTGAGCGTGCCGGACGTTCAGATTCTTCATCTTCCTCTTCTTCATTACCCGGCTGTGCTGGCTCTGCATCTTCTTCATCTTCCTCCTCAACAGGAGAAGCAGGGCGGCGCTTAGAAACGGGAGCCGGTGCTTCCTCTTCTTCATCTTCATCATCGTCCTTACTTGCTGTGTTGGCAAGCTCGTCTTCGATTTCATTGAGGATGTCTTCATTGGTCTTCTTACGAGTTACCTTGACATTGAGGTCATTGGCTTCTATATATGCCATAATAGATGTACGAAGTTCTTGTCCTTCTGCGGTCTGGTCATCCAAACCATCATTACACAATGCGTCGTAGCGATCCCACAGTGCATCAATGTCGTTGGCAGTTTCTTCTTCATCTTCACCTTCTTTGCCTTCACCGAGAGTAAAGTGAGATTGGTCATCTGCTGGCAACAATGTTTTAATCTGTTCGATACAATTCTGAACTTTATCTTCGTCCATTACGTTAATATCAAACTTCTCATCGAGTTGTTCAAGATAAGCAATAGTGGCTTCCAAATGATAGCGCGTATAACGATAGATTTGTTCAGGAAGACGTGGCATGTCAATCAACTGAGCTAATGTTTCTTCGTCCAAAACATCTTTGTCAGATACAGTGTCGATATTGAAACTATAAGCCGGCTTATTATTCTCAGATTTACGTGTAATTTCTACAGGATAAGCTGAGTCAATGGAAGAAATCGGACACGGCACGTTCTTGCCATTCTTGTTCAGTTTGGCCCACAAGTTCAACTTGCGTTCTTCCAAGTCTTTGTACTGTGAATAAGAAAGCTGAAGGATTTGAATACCATCGCCAGTATTATCTAAGTCAATAACATACATACAACGACGCGAATCCCATTTCAGACCACCGGAGAAGCTACCTTCACGCAATTTTTTGCAAAGCTTTTCATCGTCGGCATATTTTTCGCAAGCGACAGCAACGTATGTGTCAATGAGGTCTGCGTCAATGTTTTTGAAAACATACTTAGCGTTACAAACTGTAACATAGGTAATAGAGGGTTTACCCTTAACCAGTTTCTTTGTGTTTTCGATTTTAAGCATCAAAGAACGAAGTGGGTATTCATATCCCTTACGTTCTAACGGCAAGAAGTTGCCATCTTGGTCTTGAACTGGAGCCAAAGGTAAAATACGGATAGTATAAGTACCATCTTTGGCAAAACGCAAAAATGAAGCGCGTTTACTACTTTCTTCTTTACTCTTTTTCTTTGCATCTTCAAATGTTTCTTGGGAAGATGCAAACACGTCATAGAGCGAACGTGCATTTTCTTGATCCATCATGACGAAATTGTCTTTTAGACTTTTCTTTGATAATTCTTCCAAGTATCAGCGTAGGCACCTGCATAAATCTCTGCTG